TTTTAACAGAAGCTGACCCGCCGCATCCAGAACGGTTGGCGCATTTCAGTGCGTCCGTTTTCGCTGCGGCTACAGGTACGGGAGTGGCATGGCCAGCTCCGTACTGCAACACGTCGAAGGAAGAAGTCCGAGGTTTCGGCCGCAATCCGCGTGGGTTTGCGAGTGGTCCGCTGGACCTGTATTGTATGAAGATGTCATTCTTGGGCGATTTGTTTAACAAACTCATCGCTGCAAATACAGGAAAGGTTGCAGGTTTGAAGCCGGGTTGGTCGTGGTATTTTCCCGGATGCAACCATTACGGCGGCGCATGGCGTGCGCTTGCTGAGGACCTAAAGAAGATGGCGGGCAAGTTAGGGATCATTTTTTCTTACGACTTTTCCGGTTGGGATCGTTCGGTGAAGAATATTTGGGTCAATGCTGCCATCAATGTTTGTTTCAAGTTGTTGAGCCAGGAGAATCATACTGCGTTTACGTATGTAACTCTTCAACAGCTGACCTACATGATGACCAATGGATTGGTTATTATGGAGGATGGTGTTGTATACCGTACCGAGTACGGCGTTAAATCAGGGGACGTGATGACGACTCCTATCAACACTATCGCACACATGATTGTGATTGCAACGGCCGTTCTCGGCCTTGCTCGCAAGCAGGGAGTGTCTATGGAGGACGCTACTGTTGCTATGTCGCGCGGTTTTACGGCGCGTATGGCAGGGGATGACGGCATTGGGTCGTTCAATCCCACCATCGTGTGGTGGCTTACTCACGCCGATTTCACGGCTGAGTTGAAACGTTTGTGTTTTACGTTCAAAAAATTGGCTTGGGTTACGCCTGACCAGTTTATGAATCCGAAAACAGATGCAGAAATGATAGACTTTGTTTCAAAGTTCTTTATCGCGTCGCGTGGTGTCGTTTGTGGCGCCCCAGATCGTGAGAAGTTTCGATGCAAGTTTCGTTACGGCGGTCATACGTTAGATCGTCGTTTGGGTCTGGTCCGGCTGTTGTCGTACCGTCGAGATGCGTGGCCAGATCCGGTTCTCTTCAACGAGTTCGATCAGTACGCAAATGAGTACGTCAAGAAGTATTCTGCTGAGTTGCAGAATGACTCGCCGGACGACGTCATTACGTGGGCTGATTGTATGCACCAGTGGGATCGTGAGTGTGATTTGGAGTACTTACACACTGGTTTCGAGAGTAAGAGCAAGTCTGTTGCGCCGAACGTTCGCTGGGCCCAGCACGATGTTTCGGAGACCGAATCGGGGATCTACGTCCTAGGAACCGATTTAAAGATTTCAACAAGCAATGGCTCCAGTAAACAAGAAGAGTCGGTTTTCCTTTGGGAAAAAGAAAAAGGGCGGTCGTCCATCGAAGGGGAACAACCGCGCACGGTCGCAGAGTCGCGGCCGGTCGAAGAGTCGGCCGCGTACCAAGTCGTCCGGTCCGCCGAAAAATCGATTGAAGAAGCGTACTGTCAAGCGCTGGGACGCGCCGGCAGTGCGGTCGCAGGGCGGCATTACGCGCAACCAGCAGGGTCGCAAGTTTGCTGAGGCTCTCAACATCACAGGTTATGCAAAGAAGACAGGCGCCGCTCCAGTGCTGGAGGGCATGAAAGGTGATTTGCATCACATCAACTTCCCGTTTCCGTTGGCGTTGACGGTGGGTACGGATGGTTCGCCGTTGGGCAGTACCACTTCAGCGAATGGCGTTTCGGCCATGCCGTTGGATCCGTATCAGTTTGGTCCTGAGATGGTTATCGCGTTGCAACAGTGCATGAAGTACAACATTGTTGGGCTCGAGATGACAAAACAGCTGACGTCGGGTTTGGACCCTACGTTGTCCAAGGGCCGTTTGGCCTTGGCAATCGTCAGTGATCCGGCGTGGCCGTTGTACAATACCCCTGACTACAAGGAGGTTCTCACGCAGGAGGACTCAGTGTCGTGGTCTCTCAACTCATCTGAGTCGGGACCCGGTCAGACCGTTTTGAAATACACGAACAAAGACAAGAAATTGCTG